ATGTCTTTCTCTAGTACCTCACACATAAATTGGTATTTAACTTCTTGATAAGAGAGCTCTGTCTTAGAGTAGCATATCTTTAGGATAGTCCTTTTGATTTGTACTCCTGCCTTATGAGCTGCCTTAAGTTTTTCATTACTACTATAGTACTTTTGATATACAATTTTTCTTACACGCTTGTAGGACTTCAGGCGTTTGTCAGTGGGCATAGCCTTCTTAGAAAGCTTAGTCTTAACATCTGCAAAGAAGTTCTTCTTGCCAATGTAGGACTTGCGTTCACCATCTAGTATAACATCCATCTGGTATACAAATCCTACAGCACCATCAGGAATCATGTCCTCGGTAAATTCTTTTAATCTATAAACCCACATGCTTTCTAGCTATCTGCATTAGTAAATCATTTATATGACGGTGAGTCTCATCAGCATCATAACCTTTAATAATATCAAGCATTTTAACTATTACCTTATCTGCTTGATCTGGTAAACAAAGCGGACTAATCTGATCAAGTAACTTCTCGTAATCATTATTATAATATGCAGGTATAGTTTCAGGTAACGAATCATGCATAATTCCATATGTTGAATTCTGTAAAATTCTATGTGCTAATTTTAAATTCTCTTCTTCCATAATTTTATTTTTTTAATGCTTCTTTTAATAAGGGGAATAAACTTTCGTGTGCCCTATCTATACCATGATCTCTTACTGAGTCAGATATATCTTTAGACATAGGTAGTATAACGGATTCTATTCCATATAATCTTTTATACTTTTCACCAGATCTTACACCGGCTTCATCAAAATCAAATAAAGTACACAATGATTTATAACGATCTTTATACATTGCAATTGACCCACTAGGAATAATTGTATTCTCACTATCTGGTGCAACATACTCAGCATTATACCCAAACTTGGATAGCGTCATGATATCTTTAAGAGAGCTTGCAATTATGAGATTTGGTTTATCAAATTTTAACTGGTCAGTCCCCTGAATATAACTTCTTACTTTAAGAAACTTATTATCTTTAGATTTAGGTTGATATATTTTATATAGCTCGCCGTCACTTCTAAAATAACCATAGATATATGCATGCTTAATGCTTATGTCTCTACAGTTTTCTTTTTCCATTGCATAAGAATTTAAAGGTCTTACGTCATAATGATTTAGAATATTAGAATCAATCTTAAATTGAGTCCAGTATGCAGCATCAAGATTTGTCCAACCTCTTTCTTCATAGCTTGTAACTTCATATCTACCTTCAGATTTTATATATCTATCATCATCATTGTCAAGCATGAATTTGTTGTATTCATCTAGCATAATTGCTACAGCTTTATCACTGTCACACTTATGCATAAGCTTAATAAATTCTATATGATTACCACCGTTATCGGTAGAAAAATCTTTGAAATAATATCTGTTACCCCTTACGTATATGCAAAAGCTAGGGTTCTTTTCACCTGGGTTAAACGGTGAAGTTATTTTTATATCCTGACCAACAAGTTTAGCATCTAACTTGCAATAATGTTCAAACACCCAATAGCTTGGGATATCATTAGCACTAAGTGCCTGTAGTTTTGTACTAATCATGTCATAAGTTTTAGAATAAAAAGGGGAGCATGACGCTCCCCTCCTTGTATTCAATTAAAATTAAAGTTCAAAATCACCACTTGACTTTGGTGCAGCTGGTGCATCATCGCCAAATGAAGTCACGCTTTCCACTTTACGTTTCTTAACGTGAATTTGCTCATCAAAAGCAATAACTTTAGTGTTATTTTCTTCTACCTCAATAGTCTCAAATGGAACTTGTCCACGATTATATTTAGGTAAATACAGATCATAGTTAGTGTAACCTTCTCTGTTTACATACTCTTTACCTGCAATACAAACTCGAATAATTTTACCTGCAAAAGGCTTATCATTATTCAAAGCTTCAAACAAAGACTCAATAGTCTCGTGTTTGTTATCTTGCTCAGCAAACCATCCTAAGCTATGAGTTTCTTTACAAAATGTTTGTAAGAAGCGCAACAACTCTTTATCGCGGCTAACTTGAACACCACTCTTAGTTGTACCATCAGCATAAGGATACTCAGCTGCACGAATGCGACCTACTTGACCTTTGTGACGTCCCAAAGACTCATTGTCTTTGTTAATCCAGAAGCCATCAAAGCCTTCGCCCATGTCTGGACCTTCTACGTTAAGAATAATATCATAACCACCTTCTTTAAAGCGAGCTGGTTCTAACTTAATATTCAACACTGTGCAATCTGTGTTACCTGGTTGAATTACTTTAGGCACACTGGATCCACCAGTAGTACCTACTACATCTTTTGTACTTATCATTTTTACTTAGGGTTAATCAATATAAATTTTACTCCAATCTACTATTATCTTATTGTCTTCTGTTAATTCAGATACGACAAACTCTTGATTACGCAAATGCTCAGGTCTTGCACCGCATGCAATCTCATCAGAAGTTTTAAAACTTAAGACGTTAGTTTTGCCTTTGCGATATAAGTAACCTATTGCGTCAGAGTTAGAGCAAGAGATTCTCTTTAACTTACCGGTTAAGTCCAAGTCTAAAGAGTTAAACTCGGAACCGTTTTTCTCAAGCATTGTGTCTTTCACGTGTCCTACCAATATGGTTCTAGGAGCCCAGGTTTTGATATAATCAACTACCTTTGTGAAAGCCTCTCTGAGATATGGGTAACCAGCACCATTAGGTAAACTAAGTATAGTACCGTATTGTGCTTTTGCAGAACCAAACCAGTTCTTACCCATAGGGGTTCTAGAATAAAGTTCCTCGGCATAAGGAATACACATTTCTTCTAATGCTGTAATAGTATCTACAGCAACATATTGATAGGGATTATCAGCATCTTTAATAGCTTTACCAATATGCTTGATTTCTTCAACAGAAGTTGCTTTAATCTTAAGGGCGTCAATATAATCAGCACCACTTTCTAAATCTAGAATAAGGCAATTCTCTAAGTTAGCAAACAAGGTTGTTTTACCAGTCTTAGGCTTTGAAAAGATAATCAAGTTACTAGGGCTCTGTGATGTAGCCTTAACTTTTTCTAGGGGCAATTTAATTTCCATGTTATTTTACTAAATCATTCAACCATTTCTTATTACTTACAGGCTTCTTTAATAGTAATGCAGCCAAATCACGAATTGTTAATTGGTCAAAAGGTGCATCGGTATTAGGATCTAAAATCTCATCAAAATCCATAGTTAATGGAGTTGCAGGAGATTTACCTTTAGTAGAAATAGTTTTCTTATCCTCTTTACCAGGAATGTTAACTTTAACTAATTCAGCAGCTGGAATCAAATATCTTACTTGACCATTAGCCATAGGCTCGGTAGTATCATATTCTTCTAACCAGTGTGGATTATAACGCCAAACATATAAAGTACGATTAATATCTTCAGGATCTTTTGCCTGGCTTACAGCTTCGGTGTAAACATCTTGTTCTTTGCGAAGCTCGCCAACAAACATGCTGAAGTGCATCTCGTCTTTACCTTGTGGGCGATAAATTAACTTAGGGATGTAAAGGGCATCCGGTATACCTAGGGCATCAAAGCTTGGCTGATGATACTGTCTAAGATCTTGGAGCTTATCCTTCACATTGTCTGCTTTTTGTGTTGTGCTTATTGACATGTTACTTAGAATTTAATTTTTCTTTCTTGTTGTGGTGGGGTTTCGGTTTCAACAATCCTCATTTTCTCAAACTCGGCCTTAAAGAAACTCATTCTAGCATCGCCATTACGGCACTTGATAAAATGCATTACAAGAACCTTATCATCCTCAATAATAAATTTATCGGGGCCATATAAGCGTATCTTTTGTTTCCCAGGTCTGTTAATACCTACTAGTGTGTCGGCATGTTGCAATAAAGCGTCAGCTCCAAATAGGTCAGACTCTAGTATGTAGTTACCATACTTACCGTCTTCACTACGCTCAGGATTATCGATACTCCTATTAAGCTGACTTAAGATAATAAACGCTATTGGATACTTACGTTTAAGTTCCGTTAGCGCCTCACCTAAATTATATAACGTGTCGTATTTATCTTTCTCAAAAGGTGCCTTTTTGAGCAAGAGTGAGTGGTCCAATGTTATAATTGTCTTTGTAAATGTGGTATTACCATCCTCATCAGATTCAGCATAATACTCCATGTAGTCCTTAATGATTTCTTTGAACTCATTAACTGTACAAGGGTCTTCTACGATATCTATAGGATACTGTACCCTTTCCTTAGCATAATTATAACAAATCTCAAGATCTTCATCGGTAAGTTTCCCTGATGCACTACATAAGTACTTATAGGGTTTACCAAGTACACTGGAGTATTCACGGATAGCTGAGGTGCGAGCTATCATCTCAAACTGAAATTCCAGTACTCTAAAGTTTTCACCTTTATTCAAGATAAAAGCTTCACGTACAATCTGATCTTTAATAAGAGTTTTCCCGCTTGCTGGTCTTCCACCAATAACCGTCATTGAGTTCCACTCTAAACCACTTGTTGTTGCGTCATTGAATTTATCCCAGGGTGTCTTTAAGCTTTTGATTTGGCCTTGTTGACGTCCCTTCATATACTTCAAAGAGTCAAGAAATCCTTCCCGCTGGCTATTCCAGCTTGTATTTTTTTTCTTTGTTGTCATTGTTTAAGGATAAAAAACCCCGTACTTACTCAGCACGAGGTAAATGTAATTTTTGCATTACGAATGTATAAAAATAATTAAGCAAAAGCAAGAGTATCTCTATAAAAAAATACTGCCATAGCGCTATTTCTATGATTAATGCATTGGTTATAAACCAAGTAAGAATTGAAAAAAAGATACTAACAATTAGTGCTAGTAATTTTTCTTTTGTAAAAAAATTTATAATCATACTACGTTATCTCTAAAGTGTGGAGTCTCTGGTTCGTCATCTCCGTTAATAATTATATCACAGTAGTTAGCAAGCTCAGAATCCCAGGACTTGTCCGTGTTCTGCTTGCGTATAAAATACTGCGAGTTCTTCATATACATGTAATTAGTCTTTTCATACGTTTCTACATAATACAATGTAGCTCGTAGTATAGTATCCCAATCATACGTATAATTTTTTAGAAACCATTTGAAAGCATCATCAATATTTTTCTTGTTTACTCTAGCAGGTTTACCACTAGGCAACTTGCCTTTAGGAAATATACTAATAAACTTATCAATATTATCAGATGCATCTTGTGGCAAAGCACCTACAACTTTAGAGTTAAATCTTACAATTTCTAAACCTTTAGAAGTTAGTTTGCCTTCTTCATCAATATAACCTTGTTGAGCAATAGTTCTCATCTCCAAGGGTACTTTAATGTTTTGAGGTGCAGTACCATTATAAATGGACCACAATAAATAATAACAATTAGGCGACATGCCTTTAATTATTAAAAAATCAAATAGCTCTTTCATAGGTTATCAATAGGCTCTAAAGATACAAATGTTTTTGTGTAATTTCTTTCTTGCATCTTAGCCATTAGATTACTCCATATGGGTAATACAGCTTTGTCCTTGATTTCTAATGCATTACGAGTTTTCTTTACACCATGTAACATAGTAGCATGATGAGTAACTTTCTCTCCATGATTCTGATTAAGAACTCTTACCATGTGAGAATAACTTAAACCAAGTTCGGTACCTATTAGATAACAACACTGTCTTATAATAATGACTTGTTGTTTACGAACTTTCATATTACTAG